GGGGGTTTTAAAGCTCCCCGCTTTATCTAATCAAACAACCAAACAGGAGAATATACATCGTGGCAAAAGCAAAAGTTACAGACGTCACAGGACGTCAGCGTGAAGCTCTACTCGCAGCTAACGCAGAAGCACTAGCAGAACGTGCTAATGAAATTTCACTAGCTACACAGACAAAGGCGCATAAAGATGCGACTGAGATTGTGGACCTAACCCAGAACCCAGAAGCCCCTACAGTAATTGATGAGGTCGAAAGCGTTGGCGTAAGCCTTGCTGATGACCAGGTAGTCATTCGTGTAGCAGAAAACCTAGACATGGTAACAATCGGCTCGGGTAATCACTATTCTTTCCAGGCAGGTAAAAAGTACAAGGTTCCAAAGAACGTAGCGACACACCTTCAAGAAAAAGGTTACTTGTACGACCGTATGTAAGTCGCACCACTAGCTCGCTTAACTCCAACAACCGCCCTCCTGTTGGAGTTAAGCCCTTTTTAGGGCTAGTATTCTTGTATCATTACCGTAATAACTAACGGAGGATCCGTGGCAACTTTAGATACACTCTCAGATAGACTCAGAGATGAGATTGGCGATACTGCCAGATCCTTTATCAATACTTATACTGGCGATGGCTCTACTTCTCGCTTTCAACTCGAACAAGCCCCGGTTCAAGGCAGTAGCCTAACCGTAAAGGTCACTGTATCAGGCACCACAGCCACTGTAACGGGCGCAGGATCTGCAGGTGGAATAATCACCTACTACGCCACAAATACTTTCTCAGCGGGCCAGCTAGTCTCTATTTCAGGCCTATCAACAACAGCCTTTAATCTAACCGGTGCAACTATTGCAAGCGCTATCGGAACACAATTTACAGTAGTAAGCTCTGCTACAGGTGTCTCTGTAACAGGTCAATCTGCCCTTGCTGTAGGCGGCCCAGTAACAACGGACATTTCATCTACAGCGATTATTGAAGAAGGTGTAGGAGTTCTTACCCTTCCTTCCGCAACGCCTCCACCTAATGGATCAATCATTAACGTATCCGGTCAGGCATATCGCTACTTTACTGACTCTGAGATTCAATACTACGTCAACACTGCTTTTGGTCAGCATACAAAAGGTGAGACAACAAGTCTAGGCAGTAGCATTACTCAACTAGCTTTTCTACCTCCTATGGAGGAATACCCAGTTGTTATTTTGGCATCAACTTTAGCGCTCTATACTTTAGCTAATGATGCCGCATTTGATATAAGCATCATGTCTCCAGATGGAGTATCCATACCACGTTCTGAACGTTATCAACAGCTCATGTCCATGGTTCAGACTCGTAAGGAACAGTATCGTGAACTTTGTGCGATGCTTAATATCGGTTTATACCGCATCGAGGTTACAAGCCTACGCCGTATCAGCCGTCTTACAAATCGTTATGTACCACTATATCGTCCACAAGAAATTGACGATTGGTCTCTACCACAGCGTGTCTATCTGCCTATGCCTACATATGGAGACGAGACCCCTCAAAGCCCTGTTATGACACAGGATCTAGAAATGTACTCAGGAGACGATTTCTCAGAGGAATTTGGCTTTACTTTGGATCTTACTAACTACACTCCTAAGGCAGAGATTGTTCTTTATGAGAACCAGGAATTTGCTCAAGTTGGCCCAGTTATCCTAGGAACCTTCAATATCACCAAGGTAACTGCCTCAGGTCAGACAGTGCCTATGCTTCTGCAGATGTCACTTCCAGGCAGTGTCACAGAGACCCTTCCACGTGTAGCCTACTACGATCTACGCCTTACAGATCCAAACGGTCTGGTAAAGACGTACTTCGGAGGTAAGGTTTACACCTTCCCTTCAGTCACTAACTCTACCCCACCAGGACAACTATAATGGCTACAGTATGGACCCCAAACCCAGGAAGCACCACCCAGTATGTTGCCCCATCCTCTGGCTCTACGGAAGACTGTGAAGACGAACAACAAGTCATCTCGGTAAATGTACCGCCATCAATTACCCTGACTAACCAGACAAACGCTATCCCAGCAATTGCCTATCACTTTGTACAGTCAGTACCCTCTGCTGTCTGGACAATTGAGCATAATTTGAACTTTTATCCGAACGTAACTGTTGTAGACTCAGCTGGTACCAACGTAGAAGGTGAACTCCACTACATTGACTCGAACAACCTAACAGTAACGTTTACGTCAGCTTTCAGTGGAAGCGCTTACCTCTCTTAAGGAGAAAATGAATGGCACGTAGTTTCTTAACCCCTATTAACCTGAATCAGCTTGAGCTTCAGAATGCTCGTATTCAGAACCTTGCCACAGCGCCGTCATCTCCCGTTGCCGGTCAGATCTACTATGACACAACAGTCAGCCAACTTAAGGTCTATGAAGGTACTGGTTGGGCTCCTGTAGGTGGCGTAGCTACTGGTGCAGGTGCACCAGCAACATCACCTCTTTCTACAGGCTCAATGTATCTTGATACAACAAACAGCCTTCTCTATGTTTCTAACGGAACTGCTTCATCTGCTAACTGGATTCCAGTTATGCCTTATGGACTTACATCAGATATTGCCAACCTAAACTCGGCAAATGCTTCAGGTTCCTCTCTTAAGGTTGCTCGTGCAGATCACGTACACCGCCATATTGATACAGATCACTCTGGAATTCACCTTAACGCCCTTGCTACTGCAACCGGTGCGTACTCAATGGGTGGCTACCAGATCAACAACGTTGCCACACCTACAGCATCAACAGACGCTGCTAACAAAGGCTACGTAGATGCTACTGCTCAAGGTCTTTCTATTGTTGAGAGCGCTGAAGCAGCAACCACATCTTCTCTTACAACTAACTGGGCGTACACAGCTGGAACTGCTGGCGCTGATGGTGGTACTGGTGTTGGAGCAACACTTGTTTACTCTGCTGCTGGAACTTTCACAATTGATGGTCACGCCCTTGTAACAGGCGACCGTGTTCTCGTTAAGAACCAAGTAACTGGGTCTCAAAACGGTATCTATACAGTTGGAACAACAGGGGGATCAACTCTTACTCTTACTCGTGCTACCGACTATGATAACCACATTGCTGGTCAAGTTGGTCCAGGGGACTTTATCTTTGTAACTGCCGGTACAACTAACGGCTCTACTGGTTGGGTTCAAACACAGGCCGGTACATCAACAACACCAACTAATGGCACTAAGCTTGGAACTGATTCACTATCTTGGACACAGTTCTCAGGTACTGGAGCTTACACAGCTTCTAATGGTGTTCTTCTTACCGGAACTAACTTTACTTTTAACCCACTATCTACTGGTGGTTTGGCTACCGGCTCTTCTGGAGGCTATGTACTTCTTCCATCTACTTCAGGTCTTGCAACCTCAAGCAGTGGCCTTACCCTCAACCCAACAAGCACAGGCGGTTTGACAACAAACTCTTCTGGTGCACTTATTCTTCTAAATACCACCTCAGGTATGAATACCACAAGCAGTGGCTTAGCAGTAACCCCTGGCCTCGGTATCACAATCACAGGTCAAGGTGCGGCCGGAGCTGCAACTAATAACCAAGTAGCTATTAACACCGACGTAGTAGTCCGTAAATATGCTGCTACAATTGGTGACGGAACAACGACATCATTCACAATTACACACAATATGGCAACCAAGGATGTACAGGTAACTCTGTACGACAACACAACTAACGTTGAGTACACAGCAGATGTTACACACTCTACGACTAACACAGTCACAGTAGCTTTTGCAAACGCTCCTTCTAGTAACCAAATTCGTGTAGTAGTATTCGCATAAGGAGGTTAAGAAGTGTCAAAGCCCTTTTTAACCCCCATAAATCTGGTCCAAGCTGCCACAGATCCTGGTACTGCTACAGCCGGAGATATGTACTTCAATACCGTTGATCAAGCGGTAAAGGTGTATAACGGCACAAGTTGGAACGATGTAGGAACTGGAACAGGCGGGGGCAACGGTAATGCCGATGCCTACACATATATGGGAGTTTATTAATGGCTACATACACACCTACGGCTACACCTACACTCTTTTATAGAGGCGCCGCTACTACAACCACTTCAACTCTTTATACAGTACCTACTAGTGGCACGTCTTATAGCACCGTGTCTATCTTGACTGATATTGTGATCTCTAGCACAGACGTTAACCAACAGACCGCAAGTATCTATGTAGATGGCGTGGTCTTGGTCCCTAATGTGCCTATTCCGTCTAATAGCGTTATCAATTTTCAGTTCAAAACAGTCATGACTACAGGAAAGCTTATTACGGCAATTGCTGGATCTACAAACGTTAGCTTTCATATTAGCGGAATTCAGTTGCAATAATGGCCATACAACAATACCCTGCCTATAATAACGTAGTTAACGCCCTTACCTGGAAGTATCAGGCTGTGGGTGGAGAGACTACTGTCTCTGGTAAAGATAACTTTAACCAGGTTCTTTTATATACTGCCGGTATTGAGCAGGTCTATTTAAACGGAGTTTTACTCGTTAGGGCTGTAGATTATACGGCTGTAGACGGAAAGACAGTTACTTTTCCAATACATCTAAATACAAATGACTACTTACAGATTTACTGCATCACTGCCTACTCAGTTGCTACAACATCTGGGTCAGGAGAATCGTTTCATCCTTTCTTAATGATGGGTGCATAAAATGGTACAATACGTTGAGGAGAAAAAATGACATCGCCGTACTATAAGGTTTTAGGCCAAGCCTATCCGGCTGCTACAACAAATACCGACGTCTACACAGTAGGTGCCGGTAAGTCTGCTGTTCTCTCAACCATAGCAGTATGCAATCAAACAGGTAATCAAATCACCTTTAATATTGCCATCCGTCCAAGCGGAGCAACACTAACTAATAGCCAGTATATTGCCTATGGAACTCCAGTAAACGGTAATACAACAGACTTTATCACTATTGGTACTACACTTGGGGCTGGAGATGTAGTAACGGTTTACAGTGCCACCCAAGGCATCTCATTTAACGTATTTGGAACGGAGATCTACTAATGTCAGTTTCCATTATTGGTTCTTCTTCTGCAGGCTCAGCATTTAACATCTCTATTACATCTACGTATGAGACTGTTCTTTTAACTAATCCACAACCAGCTGGAGCGTATACTTTTACCTCAGCCTTGTCTAACATTACTATGGACCTATACTTTTACAGTGCTACGGGTCAATTAGTGGCGTCTACAAATCTTAAGTCTATTAACCCAAGCATTTCATTTAGCA